GTTCCCAGTTGCCGCAGAGCGTCCATACTCTTACTCACGTGCATCGTGGGCACCTGTATCGCTTCAGGGCTTCTACACTTGGTCAGATGGTGCTTCACCTGATAGCATCTTCTTCACCAAGGCTAATATCCAAGGTGCTACTGCTCAGACAGTTACAAGCATCACTGGTGTTAACACCACTGGTACTGTAACCATGTCTAGCACTATTGCTAACGCTGGTATTGCTAACGGTGACTTCATCACAATCAGTGGTGCTGGTGACCTGTTTGACACTCGTACCAACACTGGTGGTGTCTACACCTTCAACAGTATCGGTGTCGTGGCGAACGTTTCAAACGTTAACGCAAGCACCTTCACCTATACGCTAACTGACAATGTCGGAACCACTAGCCTAACCGCTAACCTTGACAAGTACAGCCGTCTAGAAATTGTCAATGCTGTAGGCACCGAGACTGGTACTTACAACGTAGTCACCTCTGATGCTCTAGACACTCAGTACGCTGGTGCAACACCTAACAGTCAGAGTGCGTACAACGTACCTGGTAACATCGTTTACAACCCAGACAACAACGTCGACTTCGTAATTCGTTCGAACGAGGCAAGTTAATCTGATTAAGAAAGGCGGCGTGTTTTGGTTCTTAAATGTTCCGAAACACGTCGCCTTACTTCTTACTTAAGGATTTAAAATGACAGCACTTTGGATTCAACCAGAAGAACTCGGCGACTACGCCAACACCGAGTTTGCAGCCGAGGCTGCTCAGACTGCGTCTTACTTACTGTGGGCTATGTCTGGTCGTAAATTTTCTGGCGTAACTACAGTCACAGAACGTTACACCTGTGTACTACGTCGTGGTCGTATCGGAAACTCTGTCCGTACCACAGACGCTCTGCTATTTAACGGAAGTGTCTATGACATTCCTACTGGAGAATTTGATTTTGATGAGTATTCATCGCTAACCGTTGACGGTATTTCTCCTGAGTCTAGAATCAAATTGCGAGGAGGACCTGTCACGGAAATCCACTCAATCCGTAACCGCCTCGGAGAAGTTTTAGACCCTTCTTTCTATTACTTAGTAGACCACTCCACAGTTCAAATTGCGGTTGGTGCCCCTTGGACTCCTTGTAATACTGAAATCACTTATTCTTACGGTGCTCCACCTCCAACTTCTGGAAAAATGGCAGCAAGAACCCTAGCCATCGAGTTGGCTAAGTTGTGGAACGACGAGGATTGTGCCTTGCCACAGCGTATTACTTCTGTATCTCGCCAAGGCGTTTCTTACACGATTCTTGATAGCCAAGACTTTATTGACGATGTTCGCACTGGTCTCTATGCCATTGACTTGTTCCTTAAGACCGCAAACCCAGACAGAGCACGTGCTAAGGCTAAAGTGTTCTCAGTTGACGCTCCTAGAGCACGTCGCTATACTCCAAAAACTGCTGTTTACACAGTTAGTGCAACTAAAGACATAACGGTAGACGCTGGTGCGACTTCTACTAAATCAATTACTTTAGGTCTTTCTAACATAAATGCCACATTCCTTACGTCACAGGCTGGCTGGACTCCAAGCGTCACAGTCAAGAGTTACTCAGGTTTGTATTCCAAAGACTTAGGTGCTACTTCGGCTACGGTCAACGCCAACGCTTCTACAATTACTCTCACGGTTGGCTATAACGACGCTAACAATACGTTGGGCAGAGTAGACCCTGGCTCGTGGGATTTGTACGCTACCCACACTAATGCCAGCGTTGTGTTGATTACTAGCGGAAACCTAAAAATCAACACCATCATATAGTTTTACAATAGATATATATCCATCACTAGAGAAAGTCAAAAATGGTACACATTCAGACAAACTTCACCGCTGCAGCGATGAACACAGGTAAGAAGGCAGACGCCACAGTTGCTCCTAAAAAGGCTGAGAAGTCAGTCAAGAAGGAAAAGCCTGTAGTCGCTGAGGCTCCAGTAGTAGTCGAAGAGGTAGTCGTTGAGGCTCCTGTCGTTGAAGAGCCTGTAGTAGCAGAGCCTGACGCGGAGTAATAATGGCACAGCCTCTAGTAACCTCAGAGTTTACTGAAGAGGCTCTCCGTCTAAAAGACATGATGGACGGCATACTCGCAAGAGTAGAGTCTGTCTTTCAGTCTTATAACGTTCCGCTCCCTAACCGACGTTACTGGAACATCGGACAGCCACCAGTTGACTGCGACCAAGTAGTCGTCTCCTTTATGGGGATGTATTTAGGTACGCCTGGAGATGAAGTAGCACAACCGCAACGTTGCAACGTACCTAGAAGTGCAACCGTTGCTATCAGCATTTCTCGTGAAATTCCAACCGTGGGTCAGAATGGTAGACCACCTGCTGGCGACAAGATTCAGCACGCTAGCGAGATTTCCGTAGTAGATGCTTGGATTCTCATGGAATCCTTACGTGAATTTGATATGTGGGACGACACTGGCTACGGTCTAGGAATCGTTGCCACCCTTGAAATTGGTGAGCCTGAAGGTGGATTTGTTACTACGGTTCTAAACCTAGTTATGGCTGTGCCTTAAAATGCCTTATGGTTTTCCCGATAGTTGGGTAATTTGGGGTGGTCGCAAGGCTGGTCGTAAAATATTTAAAGGGAAACGTGGCAAACTTCCCTCAATGAAAATTGGTGGCAGAGGCTCTGTCAAAACAAAGACCGTATATAAATACAAATTTAGCCACATATCTTGGCAGAAGCACTCTGCTAATTATTATCGTGAGTTCCACACAAAAGATGGCTCTCTGTGGAAGTACCTAGACAAACAAGGTGCTTTGGCTACCAAAGCAGCCAAAAACCGCATGAGGAAACTACCTCAAAAGCCTTGGCGTACTGGTCGTTTGGCTAAATCCATACATAAAAGACACCTCGGCTACAGCAACAAGACTGGTCAATACGTAATGGTTGGTTCTTGGACTGTGCCATACGCCCTAATGGTTCACAGGGGCACCAAACCTCACGTCATTAACCCTAAGGGTGACAATCAGTTGGTATTTATGGGCAGAGGTGGTGGACGTTCGGGTGGCGGAATGAGGCTAGTTAGAACTAACCAAGTGAACCACCCAGGCTCCAAGAGAAACCGCTACTTGTACGACCAACTTAAGTTCTTTAAGGGTGCTGGCAGGACTCCTATGTACACTCCAAACGCCACTGACCGTGGAAAATACAAAATTAAATAAAATCACCCTTCCCCGCACATAGTAAAATTAACTGTAGATACATACCGTATCTAATAACTCACGACAACATGAGAAAGAACTAAAAACAAATGACCTCTAGATTCAAAGATTTTGGACGTGGAAACGACAAGAACGTTTCTGACCAACCTCTAACCTTCAAACTATTCGACCAAGAGTTCCACTGCTACCCGCGTATGCAGGGTAAGGCTCTACTTGAGTTCGTCGAGATGGCAAACTCTGAGAATGCCTCTGACACTGCAAAGGTCACCCGTGTCTTCTTTAAAAAGGTACTTAAGACAGAGAGTTACGAGAAGTTTGACGCTCTGCTGGACGACCCAGAAAAGATTGTTTCAGTAGACACACTGGCTGAAATTACTGGATGGCTACTGGAACAATACGGTGACCGCCCGGAATCGCAACCAGAAGTCTAGTAACTTGGGCGTTAGACCTCTGGTATTACATAAACGGTAAAGCCTTAATGAGCCAAGTTAAATTGGCAGAAATGGATGCAGCAGACATGCTAGACGTAATCCACTTCCTCTATGAAGAGGATATGGCTTACTCGACCCGTGAGGAGCAACAATATGCTGACCACAGGCGTGTCGCTATTTGGAACTCCATGTACAGAATGCCTTATAAGTATTCTGCTACTCAGGAAAATGCTGACATTTTTAACACTGCTATGCCAGAAGATGGCGACATCGACTTTACTCCGTTTAATGCTTCAAGAAGTAAATCAGTAAAGCCCTACTTCCCTCCTACCGATTTTAGTGCAGATGATGGTGACCCTTTTGGTGGGGTACTGGACGCACCTATCGGTGGTTAGATATTCAGGCAATTAGTAATTAGTGAGGAGGTGAGAAAATGGCAGTAGTTGGCGAAGCGTACATTTTGGTGCGTGCTATAACTACCGAAATCAAAAAAGACATTGCTAACGGATTTGACGGCGTTAAGGGTCAATCTACCAAAGAAGGTACTGCCGCTGGTCAAGCATTTGGTCGAGGTTTTGGAAACAAAATGCGTGACGAAGCGACTGCTTCTGCAAAGGCATTCCACCAGTTGATGCGTAGAGGTTACTCTCTTCAGGCTGGTATTGGTGCTGCCCTCACCTCCGTCTCAGCACTAATTGGTGGGCTTGGTGCACTTAGCGGTGCGTTAGTAGGTGCCGCTGCCTCTGGTATCGCACTTGTCGGAGTTATGGCTCAGATGAAAGTCGCTGGCGTGGTGGGCAAGATGGCGTTCAAGGGCGTTATGGAGGCTGTCAAGAAAACTGGCGAAGAGGGCACTAAGAGTCTCCGCGAACTGCGTGAAGAAATGCAACAACTTGCTTTCGACGCTGAAGAGGCTGCCCTTAGCGAAGAAAACGCAGCCCTTAAGTTAGAGAAGGCTCGCGAAACTCTCGCTCGCGTCCAAGACTTACCACCCAACAACCGAGCAAGACGTGAGGCTGAGTTAGCCTACAAAGAGGCAGAACTCTCTTATCGACGTGCTAAAGACAAGAACAACGACCTACAAGAAGAGTTATCTAACCCCAAGAAAAAGGCTGGGAAAAAAGACGACCCATATAAAGATTTAACTGAGACGCAAAAACAGTTTGCCATCTATCTTAAGAGCGTACAGCCTAAGATGAAGGACTTACGAGAGGCTGCAGCAAGTTCATTCTTACCTGAACTGACCAAGCAAATGAAAATTATGTTTGCTGGTGGCTACTTCGAGATGCTTGTACAAGGTTTTAGGGATGTCAGTGCTGGTTTAGCCAAGGCAGTAGAGGGATTTGCTGGAACCTTGTTTGACCCTAGGAACAAGGAAAACTTAGCGGCATTCTTTAAGTCAACTGGCAACACCATTGGCACTATGGGCAGGGTAGTCGGAAACTTCTTTGGCTACTTTTTAACGCTTTTGAAGGCTGCAGACCCGCTAATTAACAGGTTTGTCCAGTTCCTAGACAGAAAATCTTTTACTTTAGGCGAAGCCTCTAGAAAAAACTTTACGGAACTGAACACCTTCTTTAAAAATGCTGGAGACGTAGCGGCTAAATTTGGAAGATTCTTAAGTAACATTTTCCAGCCGTTTAAGCGACTTGTTATGAGTCAGGTGGGTCCTGGCTCGCCAGGTGCAGAATTTGTAAATTGGATGCAAAAAAGCACCGAGGGTCTTAGAGAATTTAGGATGGGTGCTGACGGGCTAACTCTCAATGAAAAACTTGCTCCAGCCGTAGAAAACACTAAGGCTATCTTCTCAGCCTTTAGTGGCTTTGCCAGTGTATTTTTAGCGTTGGGTAGAGACCCTGGCGTTAAGTTATTCTGGGACACTTTGGCTCAGGGTAGTGGCTCCCTTGAGAAAATTTTGAATACTATGGCAAGTACTACAGGACCTGCCTTGGCAAAGGTCATCGTAAGACTTCTCGAAGTAGTGGCAGCATTTGCTGACAGTGGTCAAATCAAGGCTTACTTCGATGTTCTTGCTACGATATTTGCGGTGTTTGCTCAGATAGCAACAATGATTGGTGGCATATTACAGGTTATCGGACCTGCCACTGGTGCACTTGGTGCCTTCATTACTTCTTGGCTACTGCTCAAAAAAGCATTAATGCTTGTTTATGGTTCTTGGGGAATCCTGCGTGGGGCAATGCTTGCTGTGGTCACGATTCAGCAGAGACAAATTATGGCTACTAAAGTTCAGACTGCCCTAGAGGGAAAATATTTAGTCATAAATAATCGCAAAAGAATTGCTGAAGCACTAAGTACTATCCAATTAAAAAAGCAGGTAGTTGGTCAAAATGCTAAGACAATTGCAACATTGCGTGACAATATTGCAACAAATACAAGTATCTCTGCAACTAAGAGGAAAAACTTTGTAGCAGCACTTGATGCAGCAATGAGTAAGAGGGGTGCCACTGCCATCCAGATGAAGAGGATTGCAGAACTACAAGCCACTGTGGGCACACGCATGAACACGCAAGCAACTTACCAAAAAGTTGCTGCTGACATGTCAGCAACGGTTGCTGGTAACGGCTCTGCTGCTGCAATGAGACTACAGGCTATCGCAGCGGCTGCTGGTATAGCACCTGTAACAATTTTTGGTATTACGCTTAACGCAGCGTTGTGGCCCATCATCGCTATCGCCGCTGCAGTGGCACTGGCTATTGGTGGAATTGCACTGTGGTTTAGCCACCAACAAGACCAAATGAAAGACGCACAAAAGAAGAACTTAGCGGCTATGAAGGACACAGCCACGGCTGGCTCCGCCATGAATATGCAGTTGGCACGTGCACAAAAAGTTTGGACAGCGTCGCTATCATCTGCCGAAGTACCTGCTAAGTCTGTATATAGAGATGTCACAAAACTTAAAGGTGCCACGGCTGACCTAAAAACCGCTCAAGACACTGGTGCAGATGCTTGGAAGTGGTGGGGTGGGGCTGTGTTGCAAGTTATTCCTGGTTTGGGAATAGTCGGTGACGCAATGATGGAGTCGGCAAACGAGACTGGTCGCTATAAAGAAGGTCTTAAAAACCTAGGCGTCTCGCTAGCGACACTAGCAAAGAAATCCCTGAAATCCGCTCAACAAGAATTTATTAAGTTTGCAAATGCTAGCGAACTGAGTCACGAAGAACTTGTTGTTCAGATTAAGGAAATGCCTGAATTCCAAGAGCAACTTAAAAAGACGGCTGATAAGTACGGCTTAGTCACTGATGCCATGTCGGAGCAAGAGAAGCAATCTGTATATACAGACATTGCCCTTAACCGTGGAGCATATGCAGCGGCTAAGGCTGCCGAAGCACAGCAAAAACTGGCACAAAAAATTCAAGACGCTGCTGCCTCCTTCATTGACCTACAAAGTCCTATTGAGGCAGCCACTATAAAGGGTAAATTAGACCTCGCTAAATACAATGAATTAATCAAGAAACAATTTGCCGACCAACAGGCGTACCTACAAAACCTACAAAAACTAAGTTCATTAGGTCTAAGTGCCACTGCTAGGGAGCAGTTGATTGGCATGGGTGCCGAGGGTGCATCAATTGTTGCTGAAATGGCTAACCAAGGTAAGTCTGCTGTTGACGAATTTAATAGAACTGTCGGCAATGGCATGCTGGACAATAAAATAATGAGTTCATTGATTTCTAATGCTTCTCCTTTGTTTAGCATGGTTGGAGAAAAACTCGGTGGCACCATGGGTATGAGGGTTGTTGAAAAACTTCAACAGGACTTAAAAACGGGTAAAACCAACATTAAAGAAATAATGGACAAATACAAAATTAGTGCTGAAGACGTAAATAAATACATGCAAACGCAGCCTAACCCTGTAATTCAGCAAGACGTTGGTTGGAACCCAGATTCTATTACCAAGGCACAAAAAGAGTTGGAAACAAAACTTAGCACTTCTTATACAATGAAACTTGATAAAATAGATGGTGCTGCTGACGGAGGACTCATAGTAAAGAGAGCCAATGGTGGCTTGATTGGCTATAAAAACGGAGGCGTCATTGGTTTTGCAAACGGTGGAAACGCTCTAAAGAGATTTGCCCCCGGTGGGCAGGTGTTTGGTCAGGGAGGACCTCGCTCGGACAAGATTCCAGCCATGCTTTCTAACGGAGAGTATGTCGTAAACGCCGCAGCCACTTCACGAGCGTTACCATTGCTTAATGCTATTAACTATGGAGTTACTCAGGCGAACGGTCCTGCTGGAACTATGGTCGGCGGTGGAGGCGGTTCGCTAATGAATAGCGTAAACATCACTGTAAACCCATCTCCTGGAATGGACGAAACAGAATTGGCAGCAATGGTTAGCCGTGAACTTTCCTCGCAAATGCGTAGGGGAGCCAGTTCATAATGGTACAGACTCCAGACCAAGGTCAAGAAAATGCAATTGTCAACAGAGCCTTAACTAAGGTTCCAAGACCTCATATCACGGGTATTGTTCTTGGCAAGGACATTAAACTTGGCACCCTTCAACTAAACGCTATTGACGACAACGACGTTGTTTGGGTTTGCACTGACATCAAGGGCTGGTGGAACCTGCCTGACACCGAGGTTCAAGATTTAGATAAAGGCTGGGGTGACGGTAGTTATAACTCCAAAGGTAGGTACCGCTCTAGAATTCTAGAACTTGAAGGTGTGATTCTCCCTCCAGACGCTAGCAAGGTTCAATCTGCCAGAGATACCCTAGTTAGAGCACTTGACCTAGTTCGTGACACTGTTTGGCTGGTTGTCAATGAGTCTGACTACACCAAGGCTGTAAAGGTACGCATAAGCGGTAAGCCTAATATCGAGAACACCAACGCACGTGGACGTATCCAGTTCAACGTTGGTCTAGTTGCTGTAGACCCAATCAAGTACGAATGGTTTGGTGATGCAACTACTACCGACTATGCCGAGACTCCACCTAAAAACTCCACTGGAACTCAGGATGGTTATGTAACTATCAACAACAAGGGTAATTACCCTGTCGGTGCCGTCTATGAAATTGAAGGCCCTATCGTAAGTGGCGGAGCCACAATCTTCAACGAGACTAATGGCGACCTACTCACTATCACTGACACTACTCGTGGCAAGATGTACCGTTTCGCTAGTGCCAAATCTATGGCTAACGGAGTTGCAAACATAACTACCACTGTCAAGAACGACTTGGTTGCTGGAGACGAAGTAGAGATTACACTTCCCCAAACTTTCAATGTCACTAACTTTGCTGTGTCTAGTTTGGTAGCAACATTTACCGCAAACGCAACCCACAACTTTTCTGTCGGAGATGTGTTTGCTGTGTCAAACGTTCACGCTAACGTAAATGGCGTAGAACTGACTGTAGCCTCTACACCTGCCCACAACACCTTTACTGCCTCCACTACCTCTGGAAACATCACTAGCGTTGCAGTTACTGGAACCGTTGAAAACATCACCAATAAAAAACTAAACGGAACTTTTCCTGTTACTAGCGTAGTAAACAACAATTTATCTTTCACTTATGTCACACAGTACAGAGACTCAATAACTAACGTCGCTCAGACCTATGCCAACGCTACGCCAACCGTTTTCCGTGATGCAGACATCCTTGAGATTGACACTTCTAACAGAGAAGTAGCCTTCAACGGAGACGCCTCGCAAAAACGTGGAATGTTGGACGCTGTTG